CTGTTCCTGATGCTGCTGCAATATTAGGTGAAGTTGCTTGAAGAGTTTGAAATCCTTTTGCACCTTTAGTTAATAAACCTTCTTCAGGAAATAAATTATATAATCTACCTATACCGCTTTTTAATAAATCTAAAGACTTAGATCCAAAACCTTTAACTTTATCTCCAATAGCATATCCAGGTCTCAATGACATAATACCATCATCGCTTCGACCTCCCATTCTAAACATAGGTCTTTTTAAGATACGGTTCATCATCTTATCTCAATGCTCCGAATATTCCTGCTAATCCTGTTCCTAATCCTAGTGCGGTCTGTAGAGGATCCGCTGCAGGTGTTTGACCGAATTGGAATTGTCCTGGGTATCCGCCCATCAATCCTGTTACACCTGAACCAAAGAATCCTAATCTCTCTAGTGGTTCGTAGGCCGCGGTTCGTGCTGCTTGTCTTTGTGCATCTAGTACTGCTTGTCTTTGAGCTTGTTGTGCTGCACCTACTTGACCAAGTGTAGATATATCAGCTCTCTGTAATCCTGGAACTTGACTTGCTAAACCAGTTTGAAACTGACCTAAACCTAATTGTTGTTGAGCTAAACCAGATTGTGCTTGTCCTAAACCAAATCTATTTGCAATATCTTGTTGTCTAGCTGCTTGTGCTTGTTGAAAACCTTGTTGTCTTAGTTGTGCTTCTAATGCAGCTCTATCTCTTCCTGATTGTGCTTGAAACTCTGATAACTGCACACCTGCTCTACCTGAACCTAATGCACCTAAAGATGCTTGTTGATCTCTAATATTTTGTTCGTTAATTGCTCTCTGTCTATCAAACTCTGCTAATGTTGTATCAATTACTTGTTGTTGATATGGAGATGTAAAAGCTGCTGTTTGTGCTGCAGTTGGTGCACCAGTTAAACCTGCTATACCACTTAAAGTTGTTCCTACATCACCAACTGTTTGACCAGCTGCTGTTGCTTGTTGTTGTGCTTGTTGTATAAAAGGTGCAAAGGATCCTACACCAGAACCTGCTAATGTTGCAGCCTGTGTTTGTAACGCGTCCTGTGCTGCAACCGTTGGTGCAAACTTAGAAGTATCAACAGGTATAGCTGTAGTAGCTGTTAATTGCTTTGCATAATCTTTACCAAGATCCTCTATAAACTGTGCGGGTAATGTTCTTGTAGTTGTAACTGCCATTATACCTGAGCCTCCAAATTCTTCATCATCTTATACATCTTATCTGCACCTTTATCAACACTTCCTCCACCTGCTGCTCTAACCGCATCTGCTGTCATTACAAACTCGTTTTTAGAGAGTCTTGCTGGTACATCGTCTGCTTTTTCTTTAGCACCTAGTGGTACAAATCCACCACCTCTGAGATCCATCTCCATACCTCCAAGGTTCATGATCCCACCTTCGGCTTTCTTGTTCTCTTTGCTCTTTAGATAGTTTTCAAATTCTGTGTGCTTAGGATGAGACTCGGCCGCATCAGGACTCATCATATATATTTTCTTCCAACCTTTGTATTCAGGGTCTTTTTCTAGATTAACTTCACCACCTTTTGCATAAGCACCTGCGATTCCTCCCTCAGCTCTACCTAACATTTTTCTTTGAAGAGATTTAAATATACTTTCTTGAATATTCCTTGGAACAACATCAACATCATTAATACTCATGTATCTATCTATAGCAGCATCAAAAGCAGCCATAAAAGCATCTCTTCTTTTATTCATCATATTAGAACGAGCCATTTTCATATTTTCTGGTCTTACATCACCTTTTACTTTTATCTCTGGTGCACCTGCATCTACTTCACCACCTTTAGCATAAGCACCTGTAAACTCTGCTGGTGGTAAAAATCTAAACTGTGGATCGTTCATTCTTGCAAGTCTAACTATTCTATCAATATCTAAACCTTCACCTCTATCAAGAATATCCTGTTCATCGTCTTCTTCCTCTTGTCCTCTAGCAGCCATTAATCCACCAAGACCTGACAAAGCTCCTATACCTGCAATCTTACCAAGACCTGTTAATTTTGTTCCTTCAGCTAAACCAAATTTACCTAGTAGTCTACCAAGTCCACTAGTTCCAAACATACCTGTTTGAGGACCTTTTGTAATTAATGCTTTTAAAGGATTAAAACTACCTTTGCCAAAAAAAGACCCAAGACCACCTTTTCCTGCTAGTCCACCAAAACTTGTTCCAGGAACACCAAAGGTTAATCCTGCTAATATAGCAGCTTTTCCAATAGGACTTTTAACAACCTTCTTTACAGCACGTTTAGCTTTCTTTACAATTTTACCTAAAAAATATCCTTGTCTAGGTTCTTGTAAACTCATAATGCCACCCATGTTTCGAAGTTGTCTTTCCATATCTGATCTTGAAATTGCCATAATTTTACTATCTTATTTGGTTTCTCCTAATAAATCAAGACTTGGCATTATAACATTTACGTCTTGAGCCATGTCCTCTTCTTTATAACCTTTATTTTTCCAGTCTTTTCTTTCCTTAAAAAGCTCTCCAGTTTCTTTGTGTCTATATGTTGTTTCTACTTTTGTTGGTTTAATTTCTTGCATTATATTGTCACCTCTTTTTTAATATTTAAGTAGCTAACCGCTACATCAAATGAACTAGTGTTGCTTGATTGTACGGTTAAAGTATTACCACCCTCAACCACTAAAGGTTGAGTTAATAATTCTGTTGTGACATTAGCAGTCAAAGCTGCTGATTTTATAGCTGTAATACTATTGTTTACAACGGTAACTGTGGGTGTGCCCTCTGATGTCACTAATATAGATTTAATTACATATGTTTCACTCACTAAAGGATTACCAGTTCCAAAAGGATTTATGGTGCTTCCTGACGTGCTATTATCCGTGCCTACAAATTTAAATTGATTAGCCATTAGTTAATAAAAAAATTAAATGCTTCTACTTCGTCTTTTAAATCTTCTTGAAACGTTGAATTTAATTTTTCAACAATAGCGTCAAGATCTCTAACCTGAGCTTCCGCTGTGGATAGATCATACTCTTTTGATGGCCTAGTTATTACTTGTGCTATCTTTGCCATTACAAACCGTACCCAAAGCCCTCTCGTCCACCAGCATCATAAGAGAATCCACCTGTTCCACCAGCATCATTTGAATCTTCAACTCCACTAGTTCCTGGAGGACCACCCCCACCAGTTCCTGGCCTTCTACCTCTTCTTTGTGACTCAAGTTTTGCTGATTGTTTAGCTCTTGCATCTTCTAAAGCTTTTGCTTCTCTATCTTTTAATGCCTGTAAATCTTTTAATCTTTTTTCAAGAACGGCTGATTTCTTTTTCTTTAATGTTTTTTTAATTGTTTCCATTCTTTTATCAATAGCTCCACTTAATCCATAAGTGGTTTCATCACCCATCTTACCACCTGTTAACATATTTAATAAACCACCTGATACAACATTGTATTGATCCATTCCTGGTATTTGAGACATCAGTCCTTTAGTGCTTGGATCTGAATAAAAATCTTCTAGAATACCTTGTCTATAATCTCTTTCAGGTGATAAATTAGTTAATATACCAAGCCCAGGTAAACCTGTTAATAATGATGCTATACCACTGATAGCAGTTTTTCCTAAATTAATACCTTTTCCAAAACCAGACTTTGCTTTATCAATAATAGTATTTCCTGGATTACCTCTTTGCATTAAAAAATTATCTATAATACCTCTTCTAGGATTATTTCTATATGGTATAAAAGCTGGATCAGTCATTCTTTTAAAAAACGAAGTTTCTATGGGTGCATTAATAAAATCAAATCCTGGTTTTTCTGAAAAAGGCGTATCTAGTCTACTAGACACATTATCTACAGTTGGATACATTTCTAAATTCTGTAACCTATTAGGCATATATTCTGGATTCATAATTAAATCTTGATATGTATTATCTCTTATAGCCATTATCTACGTCCATCTGGTTGTGTATCTAATCTAAAAGTTCCTAGCTTCCAACTTTGACTAGATCCTGTATTTTCTACCTTTAAAGCAATTGCCCTAGCTCTTGCACGAGTATCTACTTTACTAGTAGATGAGGTAATTGTAAAGGGTCCAAGTGATGAACTTGACGCTGTATCATTTGGAAAATTACGTAAATTTAAAGTAACTACAGTATTTCCAGTTTGAGATATAAAGTCTGGAACAAATCTTCTAATTTTCATAATATGCTCACCATCTCCTTTAAAATCAGCTATGCCTGTCATTTGATTACCCACTATTCTTTGAGTTATATCAAAGTCTCCTGATAATATATTTGCTGCTATAGCTGTAATAGTACCATTTCTATTTTGATCTGTTCCTGTTTCATGTTCATAATAACTTGTTCTACCTTCTGTGTTTCCTACAACATCAAAAGATGTATCTGTATCTGCATCATATTCTAATGCATGCGGTAAACCAAATACCGCAGAGTCACGCCACATTGTTCTTGCCAAACTACCAACTGTCCACACTGGTCTTTGTGGTAATGAATCAAAGTAATTATAAGCAACCATTCTATTTACAACACTAGATCCTGTTTCTGGATAAAACCATATAACCTCACCAAATAAATTATTTAATCCAGCTGACACCATTTGATTACCAGATGTTAAATTTATACTATCAAAAACAAAATCTTCTACTAAACAAGGTAGTGATTCTAATTTACCTGCATATCTAAAAAAACCATTTTCTGACATCCAATATGCAGAACCATCAACTTCTACACATGCATTTTGTCCAACAAGTCCACAGTTTGTGCCTACCTGTGAAAAAGCAAATGTAAATGGTTGACCGACAAAACGTTGTGTAAATAATGCTGTATCAGTCCAAACATATATCGCATCACGACCTCTAATTGCTCCTCTGATCTGTGATCCGTCGGCCAGTCTTTGTGTACCAGCTGTATTAGTTGCTGTGGGTGTATAAGTATTTATATCTTCTTGATCAGAGAATCTAATAAACATATCATCTTGTGTGCCTGGTGACCCAATAGTTGTTTCTGTTCCAAAAAATACTAAGTGCCTGTCTGGTGTAGATACTAACATATGTCTTGATGCAGTGGGTGCACCAGATATAATTGTTGCTCTTGTATCTGTTGCGTTTGATAAAGATGAGTCCCAAGAAAAACATGCACCATCATGAATTAAACAAATAGCTTTGTCACCAAAGTTATCTAATGACCACATTCCTGGTTCAAGGACTAAGTCTCCTGATGCTGCCTCACCCCAAGCAACAAAGTCAGACGTATTTGTAACAGTTGCACCATTACTATGAGCTGCTCTTGTAGATCCTCTTACTGCTCTTGTAATACCTGTAAGATTATTTCCAGAAATACCTGTATATGATATCTCTTCAGTGCCAACTTTAATAAAATTTGTACCTGAAGATGGAAAGTTAGTTGTGCTTGTTAATGTAATTGAGGTTCCTGATCCTCCAGTTCCTGCGGTGTCATTTAATAAAGCACCATTTAAAGTTGTTGTAATAGCACCTGCAGCTTCTCCACCCCAAGATCCTAAGCCCCAACCAAAACCTTTTGCTTGAACAGCTGGACCAACGGTATAATATTTTTGTATTCTAATACCACCTGATGTTGTTGCACCAGACCCACTTTCATTTGAGGGCATTGTAATTGTTGCTGTTGTGTTAGTTGGTGCGCTTGCAACCATAAATTTTTTATCATTAAAATCTGACGCACTAAAGTTTGAATTTGTAATAGCCGTAAAATTATCCATTAACAATATATCACCAGGCACTAAACCATGTGCACTAGAGTATGTTATAGTTATTGTAGGTGATCCATTGGTCGTGCTAAATGCATTTGTAAGAGTTGTTGTGGATTGAATAGGGTGTATGTCATAAAATACACCACCAGAAAAAGCATACAATATTCTATTTGTGCCTATAATTGCATATTTTCTAGATAAACTATTAATAAAATGATGTAGTCCTCGACCTGCTCCAGTTAATTCGTTTTCATTTAACGTGCCTAATTGATTCCACCCACCCATTTTTTCAGGTGTACCATACCTAAATCTAACATTATCGCAGTCTACCCACTGACCCTCTGCTCCTGTAGGAGTAATTTGTTTATTAATACCTGGCTGAAACCCTATCTTTTGTAGCATAACTTTTACATATTGGTTATTTGATAATCTTTTTCATATACCATCTTAATGGCTTTTTCAATGGATTTAGTTACTTTAATTTTAGGGCAATAGTCGTAATATATTTTCCAAGGACTTATCTTCTCATCAACAATTAAATTTATTTTAAAATTTTTATATATAAAATTGGTAAAATCTTTTTTAAAACCATCTTCATATCTCCAAATAAAACAATCATTAGATATAAATTCATGTTGAGGTTTAAACCAGTTAGTGCAGTAAGAGTATCTTTCTTGTTGAAACTTAATATATTCTATTACATTGTCCACAGTATTTAATTTAAATTTGTGTTTATTTTTATTAGTATCCATGTCTACAGAAGCTGCACTAATAAAACGATTTAAAGGATCTCTAATAATAGTTAATTTTTTATTGTTTATGTATGAGTTAAAATTTTTTAAAAGATCGTGATGTAAATGTCTTTGATCTACTCCTTTAACAAAACCAAATTCATCACAAGACAAAAATTCAAAGCCATTTCTCATAAATAAATTTGTGACATATCTTCCTCCCGTTCTAGGTATGTGAATAAAAAACACTTTATTTTTATTTTTTTTTAATAACATTATTTAATAAGTTTTATATTTCCACTAACCACTAATCTTTTTTTATCAAAATTAGGTAACGCTGTATGTGGAATCGCACCATTAAATATAATGCATCGTCCTTTCTTTGGCTTAACTCTCATTGTATCAGTGCAGTAATTAGGATATCCAGGGTTGTAAAACATAGTTTCTGCAGATTGTTTTGAACACTCTACGTACAATACAAAAGAATATAAGTATGGATCGTGTATGTGACAGTCATGAAAGTGTCCTGGTTTGTCATACTTTTGAATCCAAGCATCTCTAAACTCATATCTTGAATAATTTAAATTTTTAATAACTCTATAAATATAATTTTCTAATTCATTAATTGTTTTTTCTATAAGCTCTTGTTGTTTTTCTTTTGAATAAAAAGAATTTTTTTGAAAATCATGATCTCTTAATTTAACAGACTTTACATAACTAACATATTCTTTAGAAAGATTTAAAGTGTCATCATACAAAGAGTATACAAAATTATATTTTTTCATATCCCAAAAGATATTCCTGCTCTTGCAGTTAGTGGTTTAACCTCATGAGATGTATTTTTAGGAATTTTAATTAAATCTCCAGGCTCTAATATATATTCTTTATCTACAGCCCATTTAGTTTTTCCAATTATTTGCCAAAATATAACATCAACATTATCTTGGTGTCTAGGAAAAGCATCTCCGTCGTATAAAAAATTTACATATAAATGTGCACCATTAGCTTTTAATTTTTTTCTTACCATATCTACTTCAAGTATTTCATAAGCTCTATGCGATACAAAAAAACCTCTATCATTTGATTTTATTAAATCACCTTTTTGTATAGAGTTGTTTAGATTATTTATGACATCTTGCCAAGAAGGTGTATTTAACTCAAACTTTCTAATAACTTCTATATTTTGTCTATGTTGTTTTTTAATTCCCATCTAAGTTTTGCAATTTTTACACTAAATTTTTCATTAATTTCAACTAAGTTTTCAATAATTAATTTTAATTTTTCATTATGTATTTTTAAATCTCTGTTCATTAAAACTTCAGATTTTTTTACCATAATTTCTTCTTCTAGTTTTAATTTTAATTCTTCGTTTTCTTGTTTTAATTTATTTAATTGATTAGTCATTTTTTATCTCCTTTTTATAAAAAGCAGGAAGCCCTAAATGAGGTCTTCTATCATATTGGTTTTCCTTTGAGCCTTTTGTTTTTATATTATTATAGTGTAAAAAAACTTGTCCACATTGATTTCCTTTTAACGATTCTCTCCAATGACATAATATATCACCTCTGTATAATAACATATCTCCAGGCTTTAAACTAACTTTTACTTTTTTGCCTTTTTTTGTTTCAATGTAAATTGGCCAACTACTTCCTCCTAAATTTATAGTAGTAGATATTTCACAAGAAAATCTATCTTTATGTTTTTCAAGCACGTCTCCTTTTTTATATAATCTAGAATAAGAGTAAGTTTCATGTAGTTTTAAACATAATAGTTTTTCTAACTTTGTTTTTACATTGTGTAACAAAACGTCCATAGCAGGATCACCATATATACAAAAAGTGTTTTTGCTTTGACCATCAGCCCATATTCCAAACGCTGTTTCTGAAGGTGCGATATATCCAGTATTAAATAAAGTAATAGATACTTTAGATTTTAAGATTAAATATTGGTATATAAAATTAGCAATTTTAGGATCTACTGCTTTTAACATTATTTGAAAACCATCTTTTTTAAATTTATATTTACTCATAAAACCTCTTTTGAAATTGCCTGCATATTAAAGTGTATAAACCTAAATGTATCTACACCATGATCTACATCAAACTCGTGTGGTAAGTAGGATGGAAATATAATTAAAGAACCTGGTTTAACCCCAAAATGAACCATGTCATTAGATATGTCTAAGGCACTTACATTTTTTCTTGGTAACTGAATCATATCTTTTCCAACTCTTGGATCATGAAAAATAGGAAAAGGTGTTTTGTTACTAGCTTTTAAAAAATAAAAACCAGATAGATGACTATTAAAATGAACATGAGTGTTATGATGTCCTCCACCTTTTTCTGCAAACTGTTGCACCCAAAGTTCTTTAAAAAATAAAATATGTTCTTTTAAATCATATCCTTGAGAATCTAATACAGCCACTGAAAGTTCACCAATATAATTTTTAAAATCATCAAAATTTTTATTATTCATTAAATTATCCGATTGATAACTAAATCCATGATCTCCTATTTTTTTACCTATACCTTTTTCTCTATCTTTTAAAGCTTTAATATTTTCTTTTTTAGATTTTAAAATTAAATTATCACTAATTTTATTTAATGGTTTTACAAACCTATCATCAAAAGATGAATATATCGGTGTTGAAAAATGTAATTCTGCTTTCATATTTTAATTAAAAAACAGTTATTATATATGAAAATTTTGTTTTTACAATTATAATGTTTTAATACTTTTTTTAATGGTTCTATAATTTGTATTTGAGCTTCTGCATCATGTCCTAAAAACAATCCACCTTTTTTAATTTTAGGATAATAGGCCATAGCTTCTTCATATGTCTGTTCTTCTGACAATGTAGAGTCAAAGAATATAAAATCTAAACTTTTATCTTTAAATTTTTTAACAACATTTAAAGTATTACCTTCAATAATAATTGCTTTATGTTTAGATCCAGAATATTTTATATTATGTAAAGCTAACATCTTGTGGTATTGACTCTTTTTTTCATCAACAGAATATGTAGGTTTTCCATCAGGAACGTATTTTAAATAATCATCATAAGGTTTCCAATGATCTATTCCATAAAGTTTTTTAATACTACAGTTATGCATAATAGTTAAAAAACTATCTGCCATGCAAACACCTAATTCTAATCCAATTAAATTTTCACCTAAAGTATTTATTGCATGTATTAAAGGTGATACATCAGATTTTACAACTTCTTTATAACTATATGGTTTACATTTCATCATCTAAAAGGATATCCACAGTTCCACATAACTAAAGAATATCTTGTTCCTTTCACAACTGGTTTAACTCTATGCCAAATAAAACTTGGAAAAACAACTACGGAACCTCTTGGCAAAATTTCTTCACATTTTATTTTTGTTTTCTTTTCACTTTTAGGAGGTTGATTTTTTAAATCAAATTCTAATTCGCCTCCTTTGTAATTTTTTGGATCAGATAAAGAAACTGTGACAGATAATTTTCTTATTTTACCATGTATATTTTTATTTTCTGGATTATCATAAGGTTTATCCCAACTGTCACAATGCCAATCATAAAATTGATCTTTTTTATATTTTGTAAATTGACAAGATTCAGACCAATCCCATTCAAAATTCCAACCTGCATTTTTATTAGCTACGTGTACATAAGGTTGTATGAGTTTATAGACCCAAGGCAAATCTATCCAAGTTATATTAGAATTTCTTTGTTGTTTTAAATCTTTAATATCTTTTTTATTAAGTTCTTTTTTTTGTGATAAGTTACCTATTAAACCTAACTTATCTTTTTGTTTCAATGCTAAATTAATAATATCATCACAGTGTTGTGGAGATATTGCAGATTTGAAATACCAATAGTAGTATTGTAAATTCATACTTTATATTTCTTTCTTATATACTTTTTAAAATATAAGTCTACCTTTAGCCGTTCCAATCTTCAGGTGGTTGCCAGTCATAATTTTCATCTAAAGTCCAACCATCATGTGGTTGTGGTTTTATAAAAATATCTTCACTTGGATTATAAGTATAGCCCACACCAGCATATTGTTTCCTAAAATTTCCATTATAAGATGTTTGCTTCCAAATTGTAGTTTTATCTTTGTAAAAAAGTTTACAATACTCTTCTCCATCTACATGCATATCATTCTCTCCTAGTGGTCCATCTGCTGTATTTACATCATTTGCCACCGCAATGACTCTTTTAACCACATTATTTTCATCTAATTCAGCAAAATGTGCCATTATATTTTTAACACTCCACTTACTGTAAAAGTTGCAATTAAATCTCCTGTTCCAGGATCAGTAGTAACTGTATTTGTTCCAGGTGTTACACTGAATGTAGATGTTCCAGGTGCTCTTAATACAACTAAACCTGATCCTCCAGAGCCTCCAGGATTACCAGGAGCACCTCCGCCTCCGCCAGACCCAGTATTAGTTGTTCCTGAACCTGCACTAGAGCTTCCAGGACTTCCATTACCACCACCTCCAGGTCCACCAGAGCCACCACTAGATGCAGTTCTAGCACCACCTCCTCCACCACCAGCTCTTGTTACTGATGAGCCTGTGATTGAGTTTGCAGCTCCATTTCCTCCAGGACCAGCATTAGGGTTTCCAGTGTTTCCAGCACCTCCAGCTCCTCCGCCGCCACCACCAGTTCCAGAAGTCGGACCAGGGTTAGCTGCGTTAATTGCAGGTGCTCCATTATTACCTTCAGGTGGGGTATATCCTCCAGCATTACCTGAACCCCCTGTTCTTTGAGCAAAACATGGTGCTCTTAAAGTGCCACCTCCTCCAGAGCCTCCATTAGTTGTTGGGTCAGCATTTGCGCCAATTCCAGCACCACCACCACTAGACTCAAAAGGTGTGCCTAAAGCTAAAACAGTGTCATTACCAGCAGCGTTTGTTGATCCACCACCACCTACAGTAATTGGTGTGTTTCCAGATTCAAAAGTTAATTTTGTTCCACCAGGAAAACTTGTACGAAATCCACCAGCTCCTCCACCTCCTCCAGCAGCACCGCCTCCTCCAGCGATAATTAAAAAATCGAAATCTACAGGTGGGTTTGAACCTCCAGCACCAAATCCTAAAACTTGATAACCAAAGCCTTTTATTTTCCTTGTTTTTGTATTTTTTGTGTTCTTACCAGAAGTAAGTTTATTTTTTAGATCTCTCATATTCTTTACCTATTATGCGTCGTTAGCTGCATCTGTAGTGAAGAATATTTTAACCCCAATGACTCTTGCATCAGCGGTAAAAGTGTCTCCACCAGCATTTGCATCTCTAAATAATTGAAAATAAGTTAACTCACCTGCTGCAGGTGAACCTGCAATAGTAACTGCTCCACTTTCAGATGAAATTTGTTGATCCTCAACTGCACCTATACCAGCATCTGTAACTGTTACCGCAGTTCCATATGCTACATCAATTGTATCATTATCTGCACATGCAACTCCTTGTAATCCAAAAATACAGTCTCCTGTATTTGTAGAACCAGGTGACCAATATACTTGAAAAGTTATTGTTCCTTCATTCCAAGATTTAGGAAATGCTACTGAAAATTGAGCAAATTCATCTGTGTCTTTATCAAAATCTAAAACTTTTAAATCAGGTCTTGTGGCTGTTGTTTCTACTTGATTTGTTGCTGCACCATTAGTTGTAGCAGGATACATAGCAGGAGCTGGAACCCATATAGTTTCTTTTCCTGCAACTTTTACTGCAGATCCTCCAGCTTGAACCACGCCATCTCCATTTGGTGCAATATTAATATTTCCATCTGCCCCATCAGTGATTGTAATTGTACCTGAGTTAGTTCCTGAATTTGTATCTAATACCAAATCATGAGCGCCACTTGTTGTAAGTGTAGCCGCAGCAGCTCCTGTTCCAATTCTAGTTTCTCCAGTTCCTTTTGGTTTTATGTGAACATCAACGTTTGTTTCTCCACTCGCACCTAAGATTGGTGGATTACCTGTTGCAGCGTTAGTTACTTCTAATTCATTTACTGCTGAAGATGTTGTTTGAAATATAATCTGTTCATTTCCATTTGCATCTGCAATAAAACCTGCATCTGCAATCTTTGGAGCTGTTAAAGTTTTGTTTGTTAAAGTATCAGTGGATGAAGCAGTTATAAATCCACAATCATCAATATCTGGATTTGTTCCATCATTAGCTGTAGCATAAACTAATTTTACTGCACCAGGAGCAATAGTTACACTGTCCCCTGACCCTGAAACATATTTAAATACTACGTTTTGTGATCCACTTGTTGAATTTTTTAAAATATATGCTTGTTGAACATCAATAGGTATAGTAACATTTCTTGATCCAGTTAATGATCCTGTAAATTCTATAATTCTATGTGCAAGAGTTGCACCTGTTGAACCATCTGAAACAGATAAATCAGTATCACCTGAATCAGATACTGCTTGTGTTGTAAAACCACCAGTAATTTGTTCAACTATTTCTAAATTAGTATTAGTCTTTGTCCCCCATGTACCAGCGTTTTCTCCAGTTGCCTGAAGTTCTACTCCTAAAGGTGAAAATGTTGATGCCATAATTTTTATCTCCTATGCAGCGTCACTATAACTTGTATTTGATCCAGTTGCAACATTAGAATATGTATCACTAGATCCTGTCGACTCGTTAATATATGATGTATTTGAGCCACTGTCAACATTACTGAAAGAATCATTTGATCCTGTATCAATGTTTTTATAAGCCTGTATCCCAATTGAAGGATCTACAAAAGCAGCTTGTAATCCAGTTAAACCTATTACATCTGATGGAGTTATAGATCCAATTGAGAATGTTGCAGCTATACCTGTTAAAGGAACACCTATTTCAGGAACTATAGAACCTACAGCAGAAGTAGATTGAACACCTGATATGTTAATTATTTGTGCGTCATCAATTGTTATTTCGCCTACACTAGCTGTTGATGAAACACCAGTGATTGTTGCTGGACCAAATTCTAATCCTAACGTTCCTACATTAAATGTAGATGATAATCCAGATATAGATGCAGGACCAAACTCTAAACCTATTGTTCCTAAATTTCCTGTAGCCGCTTGACCTGTAATTGCTGGTGTTGAATCAATTTGTAATGTTGTAGTTCCTAAAGTTGTAGTTGATTCCTGTCCTGATAAACCAACGGCATCCACTGGAGATATTGATCCTACACTTGTAGTTGCATTTACACCAACAACATTTAAAACTTGATTAGGCGACTCACCCCAAGAATTATCTCCCCAAGAGTCTCTACCCCAACCAACTAAAGTTCCTACATAAGATAAAGTTGGTGTTGCAAAATCTGATTGTACTCCAGTTAACTCTGCACCTATACCTATCGTGACCTCACCAACTTGACCTCTCATTATTTTGAGAAGTTGAGCCCCTGATGGTGGATTTGGAATCATTTCTATAGGAACACCAATAACATGAACAACTGTTCCTAAAGAAGATGTTGCCTCCAAACCACTTGGTGTTATTAATTCATCTGCAGCTTCATCCCAATCCGCAGTTCCCCAAGTTAATCTCCCCCAACCTGTTTCATTAAATTCTTCTGAATTACCTAAAGAAGCTGTTAAACCAAAACCTGTAACTGAAATAACAGGATCAAAACTTTCACCCCAAGGTTCTTTACCCCAATCATCTCTACCCCAACCTTGTTCGGAAAAAGCAACAACAGTTCCTATAGAAAAGCTAGCTGATATACCTGTAAGATCGATTAGATTACTATCTTGCTCACCCCAAAGTCCTTGACCCCAGGTTGTGCCTGATCTATTCCAAGTATTGGCCATAAGAATGGCCTCCTTACGCTATACGAATGATTGCGTTACTTGCGTCTGCTGTTGGAAATTGAATTGTAAATGTTCCGCTAGAAACTGTTTTGTCACCACCGAAAGCGATAACAGCAACAGCTTTGTTAGATGCCGATGAATTATAAATTAATGCACCATTTGCTGTGAAAGACGCTGAAGTAAAACTCACATCTGCAAAATCACAAAATGCAGTTGTTCCAGATGTTGTTGGTGTAACACTTGTTAAAGTTGCACCGCCTGAACTATACGCAGATCCTGATGTGTTTGAAATTTCATTGTCAGTTGAGAAAACAGTTGTTGCTGCACCTAAAGATGCAGAACTTGTGTATAAAGCTATTTTAAAAGTATTGCCACTAGAAGCAGTAAAATTGTGTGTACCTACTAAAATTTCTTGTTTAAAACTTGTACAAATTGCTGATGATATAGCCATAATTTTTCTCCTATGGGTTCGGTGAATTTATTGGAATACGAACAGCGCCATCAGTATAGTCATCTCTTCGTCTTCTACCAATTTGTTCACTAGCGAACTTTTGTATCTCTTGTTTATACTTATTTTCATATAAAGTCAACATATCCATTGGACCTTTTAAAAATGAATACGCTTCTGATAGACAGCAATATAATAACCCATTTGGAAAGTTAAGGCTAATATAATTTGTGTCATTGTTCTCTAATAATGCAGGAGCTGCATTATAATGAACTCTAAATTTATAAGTAGTATCAGGAACTGGAGCAAACATCATTCTTCCAGATGTAGTATCAGATTCTCCTGTGGCACCACCAAACATCGCATAATATTTAGGTTGACCTCTTTTAGAAGATTCTGTTGAAGATATATATTCTTGTAAATATGAAATATCTTTTTTTTCTAAAAATACATTTGCTCCAGTTGTAGCTGATGTTGAATCATATACTTGTATGGCTCTAATAAAAACTGCTCCTGCTGGAGCATTAATTGTTTCTTGACCCGCAACTAAATTACCTGTTTGTTGTTTTCTATCAGCATCAATTGGCACGTCTCTAAATATTCTATACTGTGCATTTAAAATTATATTTTCTAAAACAGCATCTGTTAAAACATTTGAATCTGTTTCAGTATAACTTTTTATTTGTGTTTTTAATCCTGATGCACTTAATCCAGCCATTATGCTACTCCTGCAAGTTCTCTACAAATAGGACAACTTTTTTTATATCTATTATGTGTTCCACATTTCCACTTTTCTGGTTCTGTTTTGACTTCTTCATACAAAACAAGATGTGGATCTTGTTTTTCTGGTTTAAATATATTTTTTATCCAATTCCAAATATTATTTATCATGGTGTTATAGTAACTGGACCTGCGGTCACAGTTGGTCCTCCTGCTTCTTCTGTTATACTAGGAGTTGAACCTAGTGTAAACGTATATTTATTTGTTGTAGTTACTGTTATACTAAATCCTGAAGAGTTTTCATAAGCTGTAAAAGCTACACCTCCAGGGCTTCCTTGCACGTTTCTAAATCTCACCGTATCTCCTGAAGTTCTTCCATGATTATTTTCTGTTACAGTCACTGTTGTTGATGATGCTGTTGTAGAAAAAGGATTATTACCTAACATAGCAGCAACAGCTGGTTCTACTCTACTTGTTCTAACATTTCTTAATGCAATACCATCTGCACCATGTGGTTTAGGTTCTAACTGTGGTTGTTTAGCCTCGTACTCTGAAACATGGACCAATGATCCATTCCATTCTCTAAGCATTTCTCTGTATGGAAACTCCATACCAGATCTATCTGATATTGCTTTTGCATATTTACCTGTTGCGTATTTTGCCATTATGCTCCTGGGTAATAAGCTTTAGGTGTGATGTGTGTGCTTGAAGCTGAACCATCCTCTGCCAAAGCTCTTGCAAACTCATCCTCGTAAGCTAGTTTTGTAGCCTGAAGAAGTTGCGGTTGATATTTTTGTGCGAGATAATACGCAAGTCCTGACACCATACAAGGCACAAATCTAAATGGTACATCAGTTGCATTTGTATAATCCCCAACATCTTGTATTCTTTTTATAAAAAAGAAATGCATATCTTTTGATGCATTTGTTGAATCTGGTGTTGGATAGATATGTATCGTAACCTTATCTATAAATCTTTCTACCCAATATTGATTAGGTGTTCCTTTAGATAATTTATTAGAAAATCCTGCATATGTGGATCTATCTACTTTAGTCATTGGGCTGTCTGATTGAGTTGTCTGTGTTCTATTAGATCTTAACTGTGCTTCAAGAATATCAGACACACCAAATACGCTTGCTGGATCTGTGGTTGTAGCTGAAGTTCCATCACCGCTTGATCTAAAAAAATCATAATCTGCCTGACCCTCTATAAGATCTAAATTTGTAGAACCCACTTCCCAATAATGAATTCCTCTATTGCCCCATTCTTGAAAAAGAATATTTAAAGATCTTCTTGCAGATTTAAGTTGATACCCTGCAACATTTTGTAAACCAATACGTTCAAAAGCTTCTTCTACTATTTCATCAATAGAAAAAGTTTTATCAAACGTTGCTGTTCCAGAGGTAGTGTTAGCCATTTAACCTCCTAGCCGTCAAAATATACAGTTACCGCATTACAACTTGTTTCAGTAAAAGTTATAAAAGCACCACTATCAAATAAAACTCCATCTTGTGGAATGTTAACTGTGCTAATATCACCTGCTGTTGATTGAGTTCTTAAAGTCATTAAAGAAGTTCCTGCAGTGCCTGAATTTCTAAAATCAACGTTTCCGATTGCTCCACCAGAACCTACATTAGCTTGTCTAACCCTTGTTCTTCCAGCAAAAACTCCACCTGCTACATCAGCTGTCATACCTAAAGATACATTAGCTGCTGGCTGTGCACTTACAGTTGCAGATGTAATTGTCTGAAAAAATGCTGTAGTTCCAGATGAAGTTTCTGCAGATCCTGTCAAAGTTATAACCTCAGTCAAAGCATCACCATTTACATCTGTTCCAACGATAGTAACTGTCTTACCATTATCACCTGTTCCAGCAGTTGTAGCCGTAATTTTTCTTCCAGTGTTTGTGCCAAAAGAAGAAGCAGCGAGTGTAAATGTAGAAGTGGGTCTAGCTGCAGCCGCAACAAATGTAGCGGAAGACGCATTATCATCGATGAAAGTTTTAGTTTTTACATCACCCATGTGTGCCATAATTGTTCTCCTTAAAATTCGTGTGGGCCGAAGCCCACACTAATTAATTATTAAAGTTCAGTATTAGCTGTTCTCTCTTTACCTGCTGAAATGTAATCTAAAGTCATTACTTTTGCAGCAGCAGCACCATTTTGAATTGCAAATGAAACAGCCAACTCTTCGTCGTCTGGAACATTTGTAGTCAAACCAGTCCCAACTTTAACGTTATCTTTGTATACGTGAAACTTTCTGTCTCTTGGATCATAGTAATATCCTAAAGTCATGAAAGTATCATCAGCTGCATCACCACAAGAAACAGTTGTTTCTGTGCTGTCTTTTTCGATCACTAATTCAATTGAAGTAGCACCATCAGCTTTTCTAAAATAGATACCGTCAGTTACACCATCAATAATTGTTGTATCAGTTATAATTAAACCGATAGCAAAATCAGATTGTGTTGCATCGTTAACCTTAAATCTAGTTTTAAAATATAAACCTTTTGCAGCTTCATATTTGAAAGATTCAATTACACCGCCTGAACCACCAGCCCATTGAAACTCATCAGAATCATTATCTGCATCATCGTTTGTTACAACTAATAAACCACCGTCACCATCTCCTAAAGCTTCAGTTGCGTCTCCGCTACCGCCTTCAGTTGTAGTGATAACCCAGTCACTAGCTGTGTATTTATCAAAGTCCTCATGATAAACGTGGTACTTAATAGGATCAGGTAATTTTAATTTTTCACCAGTTCCACCAGTAGCTACGTTTGTGACTCCTGAAGTAAAGTGTGTTGTCATAATATCAGCGCCTCCTTAACGCCAGTTATTTTTTACGATAACCAATTTATTTAAACAAACTATATATTAGTTTTTAGTAGAGTGCAAGAGAGCCTATGATGTGAATTAAATTTATTCAACGATGTAGCTTTTTATTAAGTAGCTACGGAAACTTGTGGAGCAGCATCTTCAACCTTATTTCTAAGGTGTTCTTTTTGAGCTTCTGCCATTTTAATATGACTTAAAACTTCTCGAACTTGTCGGTCTATTTTAACCATATTAAGAGTATATCTACCCTCTTTAAGATGCTCCTGCTCCCACTGTATATCCAGACCCCTCTTCTGTTTGTAGAGGTCGTTTAAGTGTTGCATCATTTTTTCCATCGATAACCTCCTCATAGGTTATTCTGTTTATCTTGGGATCATTCATTTCTCCAAGATATTCCCACTTTATACTATTTTCTCCAAGTTTGTCAAGGATTGCATTTTCTAGAGATTTAGCATTATCTTCAGATAATACTTCAAATTTTCCATGATGTTTATATGCGTAGATGTTTACTAAGAATTTTTTCATTGTCTCACCAGTTTATTAATAAATGGGGCCGTTTTAAGGCGGCCCCATAAAAAGAGTTAATTACGCACCCTCAACGCCAAAGATACCTCTAGGGTCAGATACACCAAAAGAGTATCTTTCTCTAGCTTTGTATCTTACATTGCCAGTGTCGAAATCACCTTCCATTGCAGTCGTTAATGGAGATCTGTTAAACATTTTCATACCATTTGGTACGTCTGTAATAATATAAAACGAATCAGAATCTGTTAGGTAATTATTCACTCTATAACCTTGAGGAATCATTCCCATAGATACGATTGAATTGATATCATTGTCAGCTGTTCCAGTTCTGCCTTGAGATTTTAATAATCTCTCAGCTGTAAATTGATTTTCCGAAGGGACAATCATTTTTACACCTCTCGCTGCAACTCTAAGACCTCTTTCATCAGTAAATGCGTTAATGTCAATTAACGATTGTTCTAATGAAGTTTCATTAAGATCTGCCTGAGTAGATAAGGTATTTTTAAAAGTACCTGCTACTGTAGGGTGAGCTGTACTAAACAAAGCAACACCATCACCTGATTTAAATGTAGCAGTTGATGGTAAACCGTTGATTAATAATTCAACAGCTTTTACTTGTTTCGCATTGCTCATAGATCTTGCTAAAGCTTTTGTATATCTAGACGCAAGTCTATCATACAAGTTATCCTCGATCGCTTCTTCAGTGATCGCGAATGCTAAAGCTACAGTCTCATGAGTGTATCTAGCTGTGAAAGTTTCTTGTGCTTCATCAAAAGAGACTCCGCTACCTTCTGCTTTCACTTGTGCGTTTGCAAAGCCACTTAACATTACTTCTTCTTCAAAAGCTCTGTCAGATGACTCTGAGGTATAAATTTCAGCATGCTGATTTTCATACCTTTTATATTCCAGCCCAAATAGTGCATTCAGGCCAGGTTCTAGTTCTTTAACTAGCTGTGATCGTGATATTGCCATAGTCTAATTGCTCCTATTAATTGTGGCCGTTGAACGAATTTAGGTTCGATACAACAACTACAGAATGTCTGACTGCAGTAGCGTCCTCATTTTCAGGATCTTCTGCTGATCTTAACATTCTAAATTGTTTACCGTCCGCTGAAGTAGTCGCTATATCTAGTGTAGACGATGATTTACCAGTAGTATCGCTACCAGCTGATGTGTTCATGTCATACGTTTCTAAAAATGTAGTTACTCCAGTTGCCGCATCCGCTGCAACCACGTATTGCTGGAAAGGGTCGTCTATTACAAAGGCTGTTGTGTCTTCACTGTTAGCTGGTGTAATAGTTGCTTTGTAGAAGTTCGAAAATGTCGGCTTCAAAGTATCAGCCGCATTAAAGAATATTCCGTTCAAAACACCTACGATATTTGCAGCAGAACCGTTTCCGCCTACTACATAACCGCTAGAGATTTTATATTTTCCTTGACCTTGGATAGATGGTCCACCACCTAATCTTCCAGCTGGGATAAGTCCAAAACCTTGTGTGTTTCTATTAGCCATAGTTTTTTCCTTTTCCTATTACAATGTTAGTTTAATCCGATGATATAGAAATAATTAAAAAATTATTTTTTTGTACCACCGAAGCTTACACGAGACTGCCTCTCAACATTGATTGGCATCCTCTGGTCTTGCTCCTTCATTAGATCGTTTTCTACAGCTTCGTTTCTTTGTTTATGGCGATTAGCCATATACTCTTGACGTTGCTTCGCAATCTCGATAGGCACCTTCGCAAGTAGAAGGCCTCCAACTCCAACGACTCCCTTGTATTTTCCATCTTCAATAACTGGATAGTCAGATGCATTTTCGATTTCCTCGGCACGAACTAGTTCATATCCTTCTCTTAAACGTCCAGATATATTTTTCGTATCTTGAAAGCCGACGCTCTCTGCTCTAATCCATCTATACCTGAATCCGTCAGGTGCAGGGGGTGCATCTAGAGCTGATGGATGAACCCAAACTTTTGGTCTTTCAACTTTAGACCTAGTTTGACTCGCACGAGAAGTTTTATTTTCTTTAGTCATACGCTTACGCCTCCTTCGTGGTTTTTAATTGTTTTGCGTACTCTTCGAGTGGCACTCCTAATTTTTTAGCTATTGCTACTTGAGAAGAAGTGAGTCTCACAGTTTTGCGTCCAGGTTTTACGCTTCGTGAAGCCGATGCAACCGTTTGCACGGGAGCGGACGTTTTCTCTGCTTGATTATTACCAAATTTAGCAGGAAAGTCAACTTTCATCCTTCTATCAATTTCTTGATAGTATTCATCTGAAGTCGTGTCATATCCTTCATTTTCTAAATCCTGGTGGTGAGCTATGGCTGTATTAGTCATGGCTCTATTACTTCCAAACCATGTATTTTTAGTAGCCCAAGCTTCAGCTTTAGGATCTGGCATTGGTGTATTTTCAAGCTGATTCTGTTGAATGTTTCCACTGTCAGCGGGTTTGACAGGTTCTTCTGTTTTAACCTGTTCCCTTTGTTGTTTTGCTTGTTTTATTCTAGCATTCTCAAAAGAGAGTTCTGCTATTCTTTTGTTAGCTGCGATTTGACCTTTAGCATCTGCTGATTCAATTGCCGCTGCTAGTTCTCGTTCTGCAGCTTGTAATCCAGCATCAATGTTTTTTTCAAATCTTTCTAAGTTAGCTAAATCAGATTTTTGAAAACTAGTTTCCATTTGTTTTCTTTTTTCTTCAACTGACTTTGCATACTCTACGGCAGCTTGTTCTCTACGTTCTGCTTCTCTCATCTTACGAGTAAGTTTAGCAATACGTGCTTGAACACCTTTACTGTATTCTTCTAATTTATCGTCTTCCTTTTTTACTTCTTCTTTTTTCTCTGTTTCTTGTTCATTAGACTGAACATCCAACTGCTCATTAGATTCCTTAGATGAATCATTGGACTCAGTATTGTTTTCAACTGTTTCATTAGATACCTCTACTTCATTTTCTTTTTTTTCCTCTTGCAGATTTATTTCTGCACCAGGACCTGATGTATCAATATCGACAGTTTTAGCTTCTTCTGGCATAGTTATCCTCCTATGTTAAAACTCATGCAAGATGTCCTCTGGACTATCAATTGTTGCTAACACTTCGTCGTCGTTTAGCAGACGCATTTCCCCACCATCTATTTTGATTCGGCTACCTGCATATCTTGCAAACATAACCCAATCTTTTACCTTGCACCACGGACCATCAGGATACCTCTCTTTATCCTTATAACAATCTGGACCCATAGCCATTACTAATCCAACTTGTGATGCAACTTGTTGTCTCTCTAAAGTTGTTTCAGCTAAATGTATTCCACCTTTAGTTTTTTCTTTCATCTTGAAAGGTAAAACTAAAAGTCTCCACCCAGTTGGTTTTGGTAATTTTGGTTCTTCTTTTGTAGATTTTACACCAACAAGTTTATTGTTTGGTGTTAATATTGATGATTGTTCCTTCATTTTTTTGCTCCTTATTATCTAGCAGGTTAGAGAGTTCCTGTCTTGTAGCTTCTAAGCCATTTATTTGTCCTATTATATACTTGTAATTTTCCATTGTGTCAACACCCCCAGAGGTTATTGTCACGGATAGTGCTTCTAATCTAGTGTTTAAAAACTTAATTAGTTTTCTTATGACGTCTTCTAATTGCATCTTTACCTTTCTTAAAAATTGCAGCGACTTTATTTTTTCCCATAACTTTGGCACGCTGTTCTCCAACAGTTAATATCTGTATTTTTCTAGCAAAAGGTTTACTTACACGTTTTACTTTTGCAACTGTAGCACTTGCATCTGCTGGTGTAGCAAATTTTATACTAACAGTGTCTCTAGGATTTTCATCCGTATAAAGTCTTCTGCCAGAGCCTTTAGGCTTTTTTCCCGTTCCTACTTTTGGATCCGCCACGTTTCATCTCCTTAACATGTTTTTTAATAATATCAGATTGTTTTTTATGAAGTCTTGAAGCCTTACTTAAAGCTTTAGCTACTTTATTTAGTTTTTTTACCACTAATAACTCCTTTCAAAGTCTTAGCTTGACCAGCATGTAATTTAGAGGCTTTTTTTAAACCTTTAATTACGCCTTTTATTTTTTTCTTTTTTCCATTTTTCATTTTTATCTCCTTTTATATTTTTCTCTCCAGTATTTAGCTCTTTCCAATTGTCTAATTCTATAGTCTAGTTTATCTAATCCTAATATTTTTTTAAATAAGTTTACTAACATTTCCATCTTCTACGAGCTTGACGAAGTCTTGAATTAGGATCTTTAGCGGCTTTAGGAAATTTTTTCATTTGTCCTGCACTTCTCGCACAAAATGATTTACGTCTCTTAGCAGCTTTAGATCCTGGTTTGACTTTACCAGTAACCGCTGTTTTTAGTTTAGAGCCAGGATTCATTCTTCTGTAAGCAGCGACCCCAGCTCGTGTCATCCCTGCTCCAGACTTCGTTGATCTGAAGTTCTTTTTATTTCTCGCAGGCATTTTATCTTGTCTTCTCAAACTATACCTCCGAATCCCATTTTTTTTCTTTTTGCAAATGTTGCAACATTAGTTGGTTTACCACCCACTCCTTGTGCTACTGCTCTCTTTCGTTTGACAGCACTCGCCCTTTGCGAGTCGGTCATCCGTGTGGCTTTTGCAAGTGGGACGCATTTTGGATACTTTCGTTTCGCATCTGCTTTCTGTTTTGAACGGCCACATTTTGCGAACGAACCATCTTTTCGCTTGCTTCCAATATCTACCCATTTCTGTGCAAACCATTTTTTAAGTCCGTTGCTAGCCATTAGGAATTCTTTCCGACAGCGTCTCTATTCATTCCTTTAGTACAGATTCCACCACCACGTAAACCTTGTCTTCTTAATCTTGAAGTTGCTTCCATAAGTCCACCACCTGCTCTCATAGCTCTACCACCAGCTTTCAAACCTAATTCTTTTTTCATTCTTTCCAAAGCTTCTTGCTTAGATTCTTTTCTTTTTTTAATTAATTCAATTGAATTTTCTTTTTTCTTTTTGTTATCTTTGTCCATAGGACCACCTTCTGCAGCAGGTTTACGACCTTTAAAATCTTTTCTCTTTACACCAGATGGATCTTTAATTTTACCGGCACAAATTTTACTAGCATATGCGTTCGCGTATGCACTGGGATATACCTTAAATTTTCTTTTTGCTGCTGCTTTTCCTCTAGGACATAGTTTAGTCATTATGATCTCGCTGTTTGTTTTGCTCTTTTAAAATTAGCTGCTGTTGGTGCACCTTTAGCACCTTTCTTTCGCATTTTACCACCACGTTTTCTTTTAGCGTGTATGTTTGCGTATAAACCTTTACCAGCCATTATGCTCTACCACCACTCTTCATGTAGCCCATTTTATTTCTAACTTCTCTTGGAAGTTTTGATAATCCTTTTTGTTTTTTTGGATCTACAGGTTTTAAATTTTTACCTTTAGGAGCAAAAGTTTCTTTTATTTTTTCAACGTTTGTTTTTGGTTTTGGAGTTCCTGATCTCATTCCAAATCTACGGCCCATCATTCCGCCGCCCATTTTCTTTTCTCTCTCTAATTCTTTTCCTTTTTTAAATTTTTTTGTTTTTTCTTGTTTTATACTTGCTGGATTTATTTTTTTTGAACCAGGTTCAACAGCGT